GAAGAGGAAGAAAGCGACAAACGCATCGCAAAAATACAATACCTTGTTCCGTTGCTTTTTGCTCATACGCACCTTTTAGCCGAAGGAGCAATAGAGTACCAAAAAACAAACCTTCCAAAAGAACTGGAAATTCTTCCAGAAGAAATTTGGTGGGAGAGCCGAAAGATGATGGAGCAAGTTTCTTTATCCGCAATCATGGGTTCCATATCTCAATTAATAGACATGGGGTTCCTTGAAATTCCTAGAAAGTACAAGTAGAATATGAATGAGTCAACAAACACCCTGGACTCGGTAGGCGGTTACGTTTGCCCCATCGACCCGATGGACGCAATGCAGTGTGAGAGCTGCCAGTAATTAGGAGAATAAGATGAGTAGCGCAAATTGGTGGGCACAAAAACTTAATGGGAATCAAGGACAACAATTGCGCCCCGATCCTACGCCTCCAATGCCCCCTACTCAACTTCCTATGACGCCGATGCCCACGTTCCAGCAGCCTTCCCCTGCTGGACGTGCGCAAAGCGCACAACAAACTCAGCTGTGTCCTGACTGTAGCTCAAACAACTTTATGAGCCCAGACCGTAACACAGCTCCTCGTTGTTTTGACTGTGGTTATCCTATTAACCAGTCTGGAAGCCGTTACGGGGGTCTTTCTACTGCCCATGTAGAAGGCACTGCAAAAGCCGCCATGGGTAATGATGGAACAAATAATTGGAATCCACAAGAAATTATTGGGCATTTAGGATAACTTAGCAGAATAATATAGGAGCACTAACATGGCGATAAACCCTGAAGCATTAAAAATCATGGCCCAGATCAATAAGAAGCTGGGAGACGGGTCTGTAGTAATTGGGCAAGACATCCGCTCAGACCTTATTGAAAGAGCCACAACAGGCTCTACAACATTTGATTACATCCTAGGTGGTGGGTTCCCTACTAACCAGTGGAACGAGCTTGTAGGCGAACCTAGCCACGGTAAGACGGCTATTGCGTTTAAGACAATCGCTGCTAATCAAGCCCAGAACTCCGAGTTTGTTGCTGTGTGGGTTGCTGCCGAGCAGTGGGTCCCCGAGTACGCAGAGATGTGTGGCGTAGACACCAGCCGCGTCATCGTTATTGAAACAAATATTATGGAAGAGGCGTATGACGCTGTATTAGCATTTGCTGAGTCCAAGTCAGTCGATGCCATTGTCATTGACTCGCTGCCCGCTCTTGTCCCTGGACCAGAGGACGAAAAGAACATGGACGAAATGACCGTAGGTCGTGGGGCGCTAATTACTAACAAGTTCTTTCGTAAGGCTGGAGCAGCCATGAAGCGTTCCATGGTAGAGGCAGAGCGTCCCATCCTAGGCATTGTTATCAATCAATATCGTATGAAAATCGGCGTTATGCACGGCGATCCTCGCACCACTCCTGGTGGACAAGGAAAAGACTACGCTTACTTTACGCGCACCGAAGTCCGTCGTAAGGAGTACATCGAGACTGGCCCTGCAGGTAACAAAGTTCGTGTAGGTCAGACAATTGCCCTTAAGACGCTTAAAAACAAGACTGCCCCACCTTCACGTACAGCTTTCGTAGACTTCTACTTTGCTCCTTTTAGCATCTACGAAGCAGGAGACTTTGATACCGCAAAGGAAATCGCTGCAATGTCAGTCGTCCTTGGTATCGTAGACCGCAAGGGTGGGTGGATCTACTACGGAGAACGTAAGTGGCAGGGCATCGAGAACCTAACCTCCTCGATCCGTGAAGAGGTCGACCTCTTTGATGAGTTGCGAGCTAAGGTCCTTACCACCACCGACACGCCTACCCCCGAAACAGTCGACGCGTAATGAAGAGCGAAGGCCAGAAGCAGTCCCAGAAGCACGAGAAGCGTATAGCTAAGGCAGTAGGAGGGCGACCCACTGCCGCTTCTGGGGCCTTCTGGTCCAGTAAAGGAGATGTGCGAGGAGATGGTCTCCTCATCGAGCACAAGTGGACAGGCAAAAAGACTAAGACTATTAGCTCAGCTGAACTAAAAAAGATCAGCATGGAAGCTTTTATGGATGGTCGCCTGCCCGTATTCGGAATCCACCTAGATGGCGAAGATTATGTCATTTTAGCTGAGACCGATTTCCTAGAGATCTGGAACAAAACCCGAGATGATTGAGTACCAACACTGGACAGAAGATGCTAGATGCCGTAATATTGAAGATCCAGACATCTTTTTTCCACCAAGAGACAAGCAGCTGTATAAGATAATTGCATCAGAAGCAAAAACATATTGTTTTGGAACAAATGGAAAAGACCCTTGCCCTGTAAGGTCCCAGTGCCTTTGGGATGCTGTCAAAGACAATGAGCAACACGGAATTTGGGGAGGCATGAGCCACCGAGAAAGAAACGCACTAGTAAGAAAATGGAATAGAACTTTAAAAAATGAAATGACTTTACAAGAGTACATTTTTCAATTAGATAAAAAGGAGCATAGCAATGACAGCAGTAAGTCCTTCGGGAGACCTGAAAAAGTTTCTTGATGTCAAAAATAAACCAAGTCGTATTCTCGGAGACATTGAAAGACACCTTCAGAAACGCCCTGTAGGAGACCGCAGCACCACTGTGCTTCATCCTTCTGAAATTATTAAAAAAGATTTTTGTGTACGAAGTTCGTACTTTCTTCTAAGTGGCTATACAAAGATTGCTGAAAAACCAGGTCTTCGTTTACAGAGCATCTTTGACGAGGGGCACGCTATCCATGCTAAATGGCAAAGATGGTTCCAAGAGATGGGAGTACTTCATGGTCAGTTTAAGTGTTCAGCTTGTGACCACATGACCTGGGGCACCTCTCCAGAAGCTTGTGAGTCGTGTGGGGCGCCTTGGTACAAACTTACGTATGAAGAGGTCACCCTTAAAGATGATGGGCTTCGTATTAAAGGGCATACTGACGGCTGGATTAAGGGTCTGGGCAATGACACTTTGATTGAGATCAAATCAATTGGGCCAGGAACTATTCGTTCATCTGCTCCTAATCTTTTTATGGATGCTGATGGAGACTTTATGAAAGCATGGAGTAATGTTCGTCGTCCATTCTCAGACCACATTATGCAAGGGCAAGTTTACCTTGAGCTCATGAAACGTATGGGGAACCCTATCAACGAAATTGTATTCCTTTACGAGCTTAAGGCAGACCAGTCCTATAAAGAATTCTCTGTTAAGTCTGACTTTGAACTTGTACGACATATTTTTGACAAAGCAGCTTTTATTATTTCTGCTGTTGATTCACAAACTGCTCCCCCATGCACCAACAACCCTGGCGGAACCTGTAAGCAGTGTGACCCGTATACGGAGGCCTGATGTCTGCAGTAAAAAAGTTTGAAGAATGGGGCCTTACTTTTCACCGACCAGAAGGAGAACAAGTACGGCTTCCAAAAGACATTACAGACATTTCCTCAGAAGAATTAGGAAAGTTATTTACAGAATTAACAGCTTGGACAGACTACATCGCATCTCAGCTGGCTGTGGCTCAACTAGAAGAACGCGGAGCTCTAAAGGAAAAAGATCTTTTAGAAAACCTAATGCTTGTAAGAAGAATGGGAGCCAGTGCTCGAGGTGAACGAGTGACCACTGTTAAAGCAGAAATTGCAGTGCACCAAGACATCCAGGATCTTGACAAAGATTACGAAGAAAAGTATGCTTATCGTAAGCTAGTTGAAATGCTGTTGAACAACCATGAACGTGATCTTTCATTAGTAAGCCGAGAAATCACGCGCCGATCAAATGAAATGCGACGAAAGGACTATTGATGGGAAGAATGAATAACCTGGCTCTAGAACTAGCCACAGAAGGTTGGGACTACGGAGCAGATCTGTTTTTTGTTGATGCAGAAAAAACCTATGATGAAGCTTTACGCATTTTACAAAGAAAACACGATGATTATGGTCCCAAGAATATTGCAGAAAGCCCTGGAGGGGCGCTAAATGGTTTGCGTGTTCGTATCTGGGACAAGATCGCTCGTATAAATCACTTGATAGATTCGGGAGTAGACCCCAAGAACGAGAGCCTTCGCGACTCTTTTCTTGATCTTGCTAACTACTCTATGATTGCTCTTATGGTTATTGATAAAAAGTGGCCTGGAACCAAATAGAATGAACTATTCAGACGCACCAGACCTTGTTTCTATGTCTTACTATATTGAGGGCATGCATACGGAGCGTCTGTCCATAATCAGTCTCTTGGAGGAGCGTATCGAGGCCTCCCTCGATGCCTCCTCCAAGGAAGTTCTGCAAGAACTTCTTGACACCATTACTTCTGAGGGGTGGTGACATGCCAGATAAAAACGGTAAAGTAACACCCGCAGATATTGCCAAAATCATTCAGAAAAAAAAGGAAGAAAAGAAGTAATGGCTGGACCAAAGAAGCGCGGAGATCGAAATGACAACCGCCCAAACGGCAAAGCATGGAAGAAGGCGGTACTAGTTATGGATACAACCAAACGTCGTTTAGTAAAAGAGCCCCACCCTAAAGGGTAAATAATGCGTGACTCATTTACTCCCGAAGAGGTTAATCGAATTGAAGAGAAAGCCTATGAAGTAGGCGTGGGCATTGGTGCGAGCCAAGAGCGAGACCGCATCACTGCCCTTATAGAAACTCTAAAATGCGGGTGTGGGCTTGAGTGCGACATGATAGAGGTTAGGTTTAATAAACTTATTGCGCTTATCAAGGGAGAGAACGAATGAGCAATCAATCATGCGGTCTGTGTGGTTACAGGGACCCCAGAGTTGTACCCGTAAACCTCAGCGCAGATGTTCAGTACATGCACTTGCTGAATGACCATTACTGGTTTTTTGTACGCCGAATGGTTATCGAACGAGCCTTCCTACGATTTGTGCGACGAATTAAAGGAAAGAACAAATGAGTGAAAACGAGAACACTCGCGCATACCGCCAAGGTATGCAGCATGAGCGTGACCGCATCATCAAATTACTAGAAACGTATGACTTTGGTCCTACTACCATCCCCTCGGTTCTTAGGTGGAATAAAAATTTACGTCATATTCTTAAGCTCATCAAGGGAGAGGACAAATGAGTGAACTTGAGGGGCTTGCCCTTCGCATTCACGACTACCGTCAAGGCGTTGAACATGAGCGTGAACGCACCGTAAAACTGCTTAAGCAACTTCGTTGCGAAAAGACCCACGACTGCAGAAAGTGGCATGACCACTATGTTTACAGCCCCGACGAACTGATTGAGATTCTAAAAGGTGAAGTGGACTAAACCTAATCACGAGTTCGAGGCATGGATTTGGTGGTTGATTGTTGCTATTGTGATTATCGTCCCACCATTAGAGTTATTTATTTTACTAGGAGTATAATGAAAACTAGCTACAGTCTTACACCTCAAGAAGAGGCCCTTGCAGCCCGTATAGGGTGGGAACGTCAACTTCCCATGCTTGGACAACCAGAACGTAATCGCAATTACAGCGAAGGCGATATCTGGGAAACCTGGCAACACATGATATGTGCTGCGTCCGAGATTGCCGCTGCACGTATGCTGGGTATGGATGACTTTGAGCCGCATGCAAATACGTTTAAGGACGTATTGGACATTCCAGGGTATGAAGTACGCTACTCCTTTACTAAAGAGTATGAAGACGGTCCCAAGTACAGCCTACGTTTCAAGGATGGCGTAGATGATCCTAACCAGATCTACATCCTCATCGTAGGTGGACCAGAACAGAAGACACGACGCTCTGCGTCGGAGGGGTACAAGACCCCTCCGTTTCGTGCAATTGGGTGGATGCGGGGAACCGACATGGTACAGGATAAGTACCTGGCTCCATATGGTAAAAAGAATTATTCAGTTCCTGCTGGAAAACTTGAAGATATCAGTACGTTACCCTTAGTAGAAGAGGTACACTGAGCATGAAGGAATTCGACGGAGGCCTTCGAAAACAACACCAAATAACCATAGGCATAGACCAATCTTTGACAGGGTTCGCTTTCTCGGCGGTCTCCGTTGAATCTCCTTCGGAGCACATGACGTGGGTTTACAAGTCGCCTTATTCTGGTGTCCAAAGACTCAGCGATATTCAAAGTTTTTTACACAACAGGTTTGAGTTTTTAAAAGAGCAGAAGAACACCCCTATTGATGTCGCCATGGAGGGTACCGTTCTTGCGTCTCAAGCCGCTCTTGTACTCGGGGAACTTGCAGCCACAGTTAAACTTTTTTTCTTCGAATATTTCTTCGAATCAAACAATTACTTTCCTGCCCTTGATCAGCGCTTAAGGACTCCTTTACAGGTGCCTCCTATGACTTTAAAAAAGTATGCTACGGGTAAAGGCACTGCTAAAAAACAAGAGATGCTTTTACAGATATATAAACGATGGGGCGTAGAGTTTAATGACGACAACGCTGCAGATGCGTACTCTCTTGGTCGTTTAGCGGGTAAGCATGCGATCGATAAAATTGAGCAAGAAGTAGTAGATAAAATAACCGACGTTAAATACCGCGACACCGTACTGTAACTCCTGTATCCTGATAGTTGAGGATGGCGTACTCATACCGACTATTAAAGGAACACAAATCGTGAGCGAAGAACCCATCGTCCTGCCTTCTACTGAAGAGCCCTTTCTAAGAGTAAGTGCTGGATCAAATCCACAATCTGTAGCATCCGCAATTGCACATGCTGTTTACGAAAACAAAGCAGTAAAGCTTCGTGCTGTAGGCGCAGGTGCAGTAAACCAGGCAGTTAAATCCATGGCAATTGCAAGAGGATATGTAGCCCCAAGGGGACTAGATCTTACTTTTATTCCAGGGTTTACCACAATTGAAAGTCGCGACGGCGAAATCTCTGCAATTGTGTTTGCCATTTCAGTAAAATAAAAATAGCTTATTCTAGATATAAGCGAAGGAGTTATTAATGGCAACTCAGTACAGTGTGGGGCACGGTATGCGTCGGCGTAGCGGCACCCCCTCAAATTCTTTGGAAGCAGCAGGTACCAGCATGGCACGCAGTCACATGACCTCAGACGAGGCACACTCACAGGCAAGTGGAGCAGGAAGTCACCGCATCGCTATTGGCGATGGTGGAGCAATGCCTTTTACTCCCGTTATGCCTACCGCAGGAACGATGATGCCTCGTAAGAACACACAGGCAGCAGACCCCACGGGAGCTGGAACAAAGCAGAACCGTGCAAACATCGAAAAGATCGGTGCCACCTACCGTGTTCAGCCCAAGTCGACGTTCGTTCAGATTGACCCTTCCGCAGGTCCGACGATGGCTAACGCTCGTATCGTCCCGTCTGTTCAGGGACGTGCTAACCCGAACTTCGAAAGCGGCATGCAGGCTTCTTACTAAGGGGCACCATGTTTCCCACACTCCCACTATCTGGTGGTCAGTTTAACCCTACGGCTCCTAATGTAGGGCTGCCTGGAGACAGCGCTATTGATGCGCGCAATAGAGCTCGTGTTACAAGAGTTTTTGCACTCTCTAAAGGATCTTCTGGAGGCATGAGAACTACCCGAGAGAATGCCTTGCTGCCATTTTACGCAACTCCTCTTGACGGCACTCGCCCCAACGACGGACAAGGATAGGTACCAGCCTAATGTTTGCACGATCAATGTCCTATAACCAAGTGAGGGCTAGTCTTGGTGAAAAAGCGCGTACTGCACATAATGTCCAAAGCATTTCTAATTTTGAAGATACGCATCCTGCCGCGCCTTCTCTAAGCAAATTGACCTTGGGTTCAACGGCGTATAACTTTTACAACCCACATATTGCAAAAGAACGCGGTCGCCCAAACGTGTTCAGCAAACCTACTGCAGGTACTGTTTTTGGTGGCGGTATCGGGTCGCAGGGAGAGTAAAGCGTGGCTGGTCCAACTAACAACATGTCACCCCAGCAGAACTGGCAATCTCTGGGTGGAGGTGGACTTAACGGCTATAACAACCAAGGTGGTTATGGCGGTCCTGTTGCGCGTGGAGACCTTGATGCAATCCGTATTGGTACGGGCCGCGTTCCTCAAGCAGAGTATCCCGATGGTTATTTAGGAACTATCCGTAGCCGTCGTGATGACCGCCTCCTTGACTCCATTAAGAACCGAGTAAATCAAAAAGCCTACCAACGTGGTGTGCACAAGGGTGAGCGCATTGAACCTTCGGCGTATTATTGGAGCCCTGATTTTAACGATCAGTCCAGTATTAAACGCCAAATGAAAGCCAAGCAGGTAAATATTAACGGGGTCATGGTATGGACAACTAAAAAGTACACCCAGGATATTCGTCTGATTCCTGCCCCGCACCTGGTTAATGATGGTAAGACCAACATGGTTTCCGATTCTCCAGGAGTCCTTAATGTTCAACGAGCTAATCAGCTCAATTACTTGAAGTCGCCATTTAGATAATGTCTCAATTTGATGGTCAATACGACTACACGAAACCGTGGCAAGAGCAGCGTATCGTTGCTCCTTCAGGCAACCCCAGGTGGACCTACAGCGGCCCCTGGTCATCTAATGAAGAACGCCTAACACAGCAGGCGCTAGCTGTTGCTACCATTCCTGGAGCAGAACTCCAGATGCTGGTACGCCCAAACATCCCTCAAATCCAGCTATTTCCAGCACGATTTGGGTATGGAATTCGAACTCAACCCGAGATCGATGATGTTGTTAGTATCGACAGAAACTATGTGGAGCCTCGTGTTTCCTGGTATTCTGGAGGAGTTGGTAGCTACAGTGGTAGCAGCCGAAACGATTTAGGAGCAAACTAAAATGGCTGGTAGAAAAGACGCATTTGCCGAAGGTCACGGTGGCGCAGGATCAGGGGAGATATCTCCAGAAGAAACAACGCAAAGATCTGCACCAATTTCTCCCTCAACAAGTGAGCTTGCGGGTAACCAGGGAACTAATTCTTCGCTCATTGAGCCAGGGGTAAACAGTAACGGAGCTCTGACTAACAACGACCCCAGTAGCCCACACTACAACCTAGAGCTGCCTCCCGATAGAAGTGCGGACGCATGGAAGGGCCACAGGGGGTACATCATGCCTATTCCTAGCATGGGTCGTGCTAGAGCCACTACCATGGGTGCAGGAGCTCGCCCTGGGTTTACTCCACCAGTAGACACTCATGGTCGCCCTTATCTCCCCCACAGGGAGATTGACCCGTTTGATGCTACGCAAATTGTTCTTACTGATCAACAAAAAGCTGAAAATGCCATTGCACTAGACGCAAGAAACAAGTATGACGCCGAAAAAGTCAGAGAAAAAGAGCGACCCGCAGTTGTTGAGTCCGAAAAAGCCAAGGGTCTAGTTGCTGAAATTAAAGAAGGCGGTTCTCAAAAGAGAAACTCCGAGTTGATTAGTGAGGGCGCTCAGTTTGGAACGCTATTGGCGGGTATGCATGAAACCGCACGAGCTAGAGTTGCCTCCATCCCAGATGAGCACCCACTAAAAGCCCCTCTCAACGATTACTTGAACCAAGCAGCAGCACACCTTGCAGAAGCACAAGGCCACTTTAAGGCCGCAGGTACTCGTGGGGCAACCACAAACACAAACGAACGTCGTGCGCACATAGCAGCAGGGTACACAGCCTTGTTGACAGCCCACGATCACCTAGACCAACCCATGTTTGACCATGATACAAACGCGGTTAACAGAGGAGAGCTGGAAGACAATGCCCGCCTTGCTAAGGCTCAGAAGAGTGCTTTTAAACCGTCAATAGCCCTTCCTAAAAAGTCTACGTTTGCAGGAATTACATTTGATTTTAGTGACCCCACTCAGGCAGCCGTAGCAGCCCTCCTTAAGCAAAAGGGCGAACAAATTGTAGCCAATGGCGAAGCATCGCCAAGAGATGTAGAGGGCCTTAGCCCAAAGGGCGCAAAGAAGAGAGCTAATCGTCGTGAGAGAGAAGCACTCGCCGCACTCGGAGATGATGCTACAGAAGAGCAGAAGGAAAAGGCAAGACAAGATGCCAATCCAGCGAGCAAACGCCGAGACAACCGAGAAGAAGCAACAGTCTACACAGATAAAGTTACTGGTTTTTCCCAGGCCGAACTTCCTAAACCAGGAGACATAAACACGGGTGTTCAGCAGCCTACCTTCGAAATAGATTTAAAAGCCACTGATGCAGCAAACGCAGGAAAGTCTACGGAAACTCCTGAGGAAAAAGCTAAACGAGAAGAGTCAGAGCGTGCCGCTCGTCAAGAAAAGGCGCAAAAAGAAAAGACTTTTAGAGAAAGCATCAAAACAGCTGCTCAGATCAGAGCAGAAGGTGAGAAAGATGACGAGGATAGCGGGGATTCCTCAACAGGAACCGCTGATTCGAATGGCGTAGACACAACCACTGTTAACACCACAGTACTGAGTCCTAAAGAGCTCGCTGCCCGCAAAGCTCAAACAGCTGCAAGAAAACCTGTAGCGGACATCGCCCCAGTCAACAGTAGAAGCGCGCTTTTTCAACCTAAAGAGACTCCTAAAAAAGCAACGCCTAAAAGATCTCGCAAAACAGGAGTTTCTAATGAGGATATTACTGCAGCCCTTGACCAGATCCGTAAGCTTAAAGGACTCTAATGGCAATTAAACCCACAAAAAGGGTCATGTCTAGTTTGGCAGAGCAGGTTGACCCGCAAGCCGCAGCAATGAGCGCACAAAGCTGGTCTGAAAAACTAAATAGTATCCCGACAGGTAAGCCTCAAGCCTCTGAAATTCTTGGGTACACTGGCCGAAGAGCATTTGGTGGGGAAAACCCAATGTTGAAGCAGCTGCGAAAGCAGGCGTCACGAGCTAGCGGTGGGCCAGTAGATGGAGAGCCCGAAGACAACCCCATGCACGGACTGGCTTTAACGAGAATTGCCGATGAGTTACAGGGTCGGTTGAATCGCACGGCAGTAGGAGATGCAGATGCTTGGGAAGATATGCTCACAAGTTCTGAGCACATCAATTCGGCACACCACTTCATTGATGCACACCATGTTGCTAGAAAAAACCAGGACTACGAAAAGTCTGCTGCCCTCCTAAAGGAGGCAGCTAACCACATTAACACTGCGATTAACGCTCTACCAAGCTCTATGTCATCAGGTCTTTTGAGCGATAGTTACGGTCGTTACAACACTGTTTCGGGAACAGAGCCCAAAGAATCTGAAGCAAAATCAGATCTCGAATTTGTTCCATGGAAAGTCGACCCCGAAGAGGGGCCTAAAAAGTTTCGCAAGTCAACTCGTCAAGAGAGTGAAGATTTTGTTTCGTTAAAAAATGTTCGTACTGATCTGGCAGGAATTGTTGGGGCATACCACGGTTATATTGCAAGAAAAACAGGTAGATCAGTAGAGGGGTCTGAAGTGCCCTCCTTCCTTAAGCAGGCATTTGACCCAAAAAACAGAGTCTACTCTACGCACAGTGACCTGTTGACCCTGTCTGGTACTGAAGACGCTCAAAATAGAGAAGCACTGCGCACACAAAGCGCTGCTTCACAAAAGGAGATGGAGCGCGAAAAAGCTGAGGCTGCTGACAAAGAGAAGTTTACCGCAATAACTGCAGACGAAGAAGAGCCCGCCTCCGCAGAAGAAGCGGCCGCTACCAGCACTAGGACGCGTGCTGAAGGAGGGACCTCCACCGTTACTGTTGCCCAAGCCCCTACGTATGACCCCGAAAAGGTTCGTGCAGAAAAAAGAGCAACGTCATCTATTGATGATAGAGTTGCAGAAGCTCAAGAACGTTATAACGAAACAAAAGAAAGCCTTGAATCTCAGCCTGCCTGGGCTAAAGAAGCAGCACGTCGATTTGTAGAAAGTACTGCTCCAAAAGAACAGGCAACTCCAGCAAAGAAAACAAGAACGGCTGTAGCTAAAGCTCCTGTGGATCCTGAGCAAAAGCGTGCAAATGATTTAGCAAAGCATTTATCACAGCTAGACGCATGGGATAAAGACGCCGCTGATTTTGCCGCTAAAAACGGTGACAAAGAAAAAGAAAAGCACCACTTGGACAGAATCGCCAATCGTGCGGCCCAGGTTCGGGCAGGCACTTATGTGATGCCGAGTAATACGCGTGCTAAACTGCAAAAAATGTCTGAACAATACGCTGGAACCGACGTGTTACCAAGCCGCCAAGCTCGTCGTTCGAGTCTTGAACAAGGAATGTCCGAAGGGAGAACGTAATGTTTGATGGTGATGGTGCAGAAACACTAGAGTTGCAAGCATGGAAAATTGCGCAAAATGCCCTGAATTCTCGGGGTTCTGCGCCATGTCCCACATGCGGTGTAATTATGACTCCCGTAGAAGCAATGTATGAACTCCTTTGTCCCCCGTGTAAAGAAAACAGAGCAAGTCGTCGGGTATCTGGACGGATGGTTTACTGATGGCCAATAGCATGGCAGACTACATTAGAACTACCGCTGATGCATTTTTGGCTCACGCACCAAATGACAAGGCACTTCAGGATCATTGTGCGAAAGCCAAAGAGATTGCGGATGACGTTGATTACAGGCATTCTGTAGGAGATCGTGTAGGAGCAAACGAGGCCTGGTGGAAGGCACACCCTTTTTTAACCGCAGCTGGAGCTCGAGCAAAGGCATTGATTACGCCAGTTCTCGGGTTTACTCCAGCTGTTATACTTAATCAGGAAATGGGCGAGTCATACGACGAGCACCAGAAGTACGTCGACAACATTAATGAAGGATTGAAAAATGGCCGTTAACACCAGTCGCTCAATGAACGAGAGCCTTGCTGAAGGAGCAACGGACGGTAAGTACCGTAAGATTCGCCCAAACACCGAGGTAGCAGACACCATGGGCCACGAAAAGACGATGGACAACCGTCAGACACTGCACCCATTCTTCGGGTACGGATTCGTTACGTCTGAAGCTCCCGCGGAATCCCGCGTAAATCCTGGGAAGTAGTACCCTTGCCGTAAAGGCGTAAACACGGTATAGTAATTCGTACCATCATATAGGAGCATAATTTGTCTGGTTTAGTCGACCCATCGGGAAAGCCCCTCATCGGATCTAAAAATGTTGAGGGTCCTGTTATTCGTTTGTTACGTTGTTTTGTGTGTGAAACCTGGGAAGAGTTGCCCGATTACGAGGGCCCATCTGACAAGGATTACCTGTTGGAGATTACTCTAGAAAAACACGTATTCCCATCAGGTGAGCCGCACGTAGGAAAGCTGTTTAAGGTACCCGTTAAGACGTGGGCTAATGGAGAGCAGCGCAAAGCTGTACTCAACCAGTTAGGTGCTGGATCTCGAGGGCTCGATGATTTAGACCCCGAAAAGTCGTTTTATGATACTAAAATGACGTTTGCTGCAGATGCAATGGAGTGCTGGAAAAAGCACAACAGTCCTAAGCAGGATTGCAGCGACTACCAAAGCGAGCCAAAACGCCTGCTGCCAAATACGGCAAAGGAGCGTAAGGAACTAAACCTGCCTAAGCCAGAACATCTGGATGGGCCCAAGATTTATACATGCAATTTCTGTCCCGTCCATTCAATGGTCCTGCAGCGACGCCGTCAACTTGCAGGGTTGTACAACTAAGGAGCACAATATGTGGATTAGCGTAAAGAAGCACAAAGAAATACTCAAGTCCCAACGTGAGGCGATGCGTATTTCAGAGCTCGAAGACAAGATTTGGAAACTCGAGGATGATGTCCGAGATTTGCAAAACCAGACAGTAGAACTAAAGACACGAGTAGGAAACAAGTAATGGAGCAAAAGATCGAAACCGCGTTTGTAGTCACCATCAACACCGATGGGACATTTGCTGCACATATGGAACAGCCAGAAACCCCGTTTCAAGTTCAGCGGCCAGCATCAGCGTACGATGTGTTGACCACATCACAAGCACTGGTAAAGGAGATTGAGCACGGACAGTTAACCGACCGCATTATGATTGCGTTATTGTCGGTACTGCAGGCGGCTCCGCCAAGCCCAGCAGATTCCGTAAAGGAGAAGCTGAAGGAACGTGGGATTGACCCAGAAGTAACGCCAGCAAACTAATAAACTGGGTGTATGAGTATTAACCCGACAAGTTATTTCAGCCACCCTGCAGACACGTTGGACCCGAAACTTTTTGAGGGACGGGTCCTTCGTTCGTGGGTGCGGCAAGGCATTATGAGCCTTCTGATGGATTTCCTAAATCTCCATTATCGTCATCCAGAGTTGTGGACATTACCCTGGTTGGCTGGATCTGGAGTATCGTACCAATGGCAAGCCGCACGAGAACCAGGAGACCTGGATTGCCTGGTCGGTGTAGATTTTATTCAGTTCCGTAAGGCGAACCCAGAGTTCGCAGGATTGTCGGACCGAGAAGTCGCATCAATGATTAATGAAGAGTTTCACGAAAACTTGCAGTTGCAGACATCCAATTGGAATGGTTATGAATTGACGTTTTACGTTAATCCTACAGCAACGGACATACGTTCCATTAGACCATATGCCGCGTATGATTTAAAGCACGATGACTGGACCGTGACGCCAGACCCAAATCAAGTTCCTGTATGGAATCCTGAGTGGGACCAGATTGCGCAACATGACGCAGAGATGGCCCATCAGATTCATACGAGGTTTAGCGGAGCCCTACAGGACGTACAAATGTCACAGAGTGCTCCTTTACGCCGTAATGCAGAAAACACAATGACGATGGCCGCTGCCCAGGGGAATGCGTTGTATAACGAGATCCATGAAAATAGATCTATTGCGTTTTCATCCACGGGTCAGGGATACCAAGATTTTAATAATTACCGTTGGCAGCTGGGCAAAAGATACGGCACGATTGATAAGTTGCGTGGCATCCGAGAATACATGAAAAGCGCCATAAAAAACCAAAGTACGTATGGAGTAGAGTTGCCAGATGCGAATACCCTGGTAAGAAGAGCCGCCACGTATAGGAACATTTAATGTCGGTTGTCGATTACTGTCATTGGTGTAGCCACATTTTGGTTAAAGGAATGTGCGACCAAGACTACTGCAAATGCAATTGCAACGGTGACGACGACGAGGATTATTAATGCAAATACTGGTGGATCTAGAGGGAGTACTCAAAGGAGCAAAGGACCAACCAATTTCACAAGGAGTGATTATGGTTGGTTCGTTGAGTTCTTGGAATAGAATTATGTTGATGTCGCCGTTGGATGAAGGTGCAACCAAGTATTGGTTGGATGTCAACAAGATTGTAGATTTTGATAAGATTGTGGACTCGAGCGCAGGGTTGGTGGGCGAGGATTTAGGAGAGAGGCAAATTAATTTTGCCCGTTCCTTAGGTCCAATAGACCTATTTATCACCAATAGTCCGACGTTGTGGGCGTACGCATTTAATCAAGGGATTGCATCCGTAATGTTTGGCGTGCCAAGTTATACACGACCAGAGTTTAGACCAGATGCGCCAAAACGTGTGCGGGCATGGAATGACATTGAAAAGTCCATAGAGGAGCAAAACGCACTAAGGACCAATGACGCGCGGTTATCACGCACAGAGGCGTTAAATTTTGAGTAATGTCATATTCATGGGCGTAGAGATCCCCAGTAATAGAACACTTCTGGAGTCTGCTGGTGTAGACACAGTCATGCTCAATTATTGGGGGTTACGTAAGCGCGGTTTACCCAAGACAAAGGCGTACCTCATTGGAGAGCATTTTCTGCCACATATGAAAGTGTGGGTTGATTCAGGGGCTACACAGGCAGACAAAGCCAACCTATCGAAGCAAGAGTTGGAAGAGTACGCAGCGGATTACGAAGAGTTCATCGCGTACAACTATGACCGCATAGAGGGGTTCACAGAATTTGATTCGCAAACACTGGGGTTACATGACATTGTAAAGAACCGAGCAGTGTATGAGCATGACCCAAAGCTGTGGGTTGTTTGGCACGAAGCATATAGCGTCCCATTGCTGGAGCAGTGGGCAAGCGAATGGAAAAACATCGCAATATCTGGGGCGGCCATTGATTCTGTGAAGAACCTTGCCACCGTTACCCAAAGGATTAAAGGACGTTATGGAACGTTTTTTCACGGGTTAGCGGTAGCCAAGCCAGACACATTGAGGGCAATCCCGTTTGAAACAGTCAGCACACTGTCGTGGATTTCTCCCATGCGTAGAGGAGAAACCATTGTGTGGGATGGCGCAAAGTTGATGCGGTATCCAAAAAAAATGAAAGCCCAGGCACGATTACGTTACAAAACCATCGTGGAAAAAGCTGGGCTAGATTTCAAAAAGTTCGTAGAAGATGACACAAAGGAGGCTACAAAGGTAGCCATTTGGTCCTATATGCAGTTAGAGAGAGCCATGTCAAAGAATAAAAACTCCCAAGTATCTGATAACAGTGACGACACCTTATACACAGGTTTGATGGAAACAGGTATAGGTGGTTCTAATAACAGCGGTTCTGAAATGCGGAAAGTAGAACGCTCAGAAGTAGTCCAAAGAGACCCAGAAGAGATTGTTCCTTTGCCAGTTTTTGGCTATGAAGTCAAGACAATTGTCGAGAATGAGGATGGGCATGACGTCCTAAAAGACGTAGCTGTAGTACAAGGTCAATGGGACAGTTTACGGCAGTGTAATACGTGCTTTGTAAAGGACAATTGCCCTGCCTTTAAACCTGAAAACACCTGTGCGTTTAACCTTCCTGTAGAGGTAAAAACAAAGGAGCAAATGCAAGGATTATTGCGCTCAATCGTTGAAATGCAAGGCCAAAGAGTAGCATTTATGCGGTTCCAAGAAGAACTTAACGGTGGTTATGCGGACCCCAACGTCTCGCAAGAAATTGACCGTTTATTTAAAATCGTGGGTAATCTAAAAGACCTTGAGACCAATAAAGAGTTTGTTCAGATCACAGCTTCAAGACAGACCTCGGGCGGTATCCTCAGCAACATATTTGGTGATCGAGCATCAGCTTTAAAGGAGATGCAGAAACCGTTAAGTGAGGACGAGACCACTGTAATTATCCAGCAACAACTGGAAACGTAGTATCTGATAACAAGCACTGCTAAGCTATGGAACGATAGTCGCTCCAATAACGCTCCCAACACAAACAATGCCCCCCGACCATATGGCCGAGGGGCACTGTTGTTAGCGACGCTTGCGTTCTTTTTTGTGGATATAGACGAATCCATTTAGAACCAGGTTACGTCGTATTTGATTTACTGCATTCATATCTCCAGGAGTAGCAGAAGTAAAGACTACTGCTCCAGCAGGAGATGTCCATTTAAGATGGCTGTTGTTTCGGATAGTAATTACCCATCCTTGACTTTCAGCCTCCTTTGCTAATTGTTTCATTTCTTTGTTAGTTACGGCTGCCATTTAGTACAGCTTTACTTTGACGCGGCGTATAGTTCTTCGATCATTTCCGCATCAAACTCTACTACCTCACTGAGCGTGGGGTAGCGTCCGTACAGCGAGTTGAAGGCTTCTGCTGCGTCGAATGTTTCATTGTTCATTTGTTTCTCCTTTATACAGGCCATACGTATTCGTATGACGTTGGTGGATGACCATGATCTTCTGGCCACCCAAACTGTGAGTACCACCCGTAGTTCTTGACAAGCAAGGCACGGCGATGGCTTGAGTGAATGGGTTCTAGGTATAACCAGAACGGTGCTGACGCACTGTGCACTGGGTCAGGAATAAGATCCTTAGCTCGAGCAATTCGAATAGTTTCGCTTGCCTTATTGGCAATGGTGGTATTAAAGCCACGTCGACGCCACTCGTCTGTCATAGCAAGGATATATAGGTACAGCTGTACCTCATGGCCTTTCCACATTTTAACTGCTGGATGGTTGCTCCATCCTTTAGGTGGACGATGGTTGCCTTGAGGGTCTAGTTCAAGCAGGTTCATAAGAATTTGCCAACCTTCAAGAGCTTGCTTATTCAGTCGTTTGTTGTCCAGCATTTTGGCAACACTGTCAAACGAACTAACTGGCATAAATGTTTGCATTACCAATCCTCCTTGATACGTTCATACCCCACATCACAACGGCAAGGGTATGATTCGCACCCATCGCAGATGTCGTCTTCATCAAGGAACCCGCTGCCATCACACTCGGTGCAGACCTCCCCATCAACGTCTAGGCCGTCGATACAGTTAAAGCACTCGAGCTCTACTGGGTCTTTCTGTGTGTAATATGCTTCATTCCAATCCATTTGATTCTCCTTTACTGGTCTCATCAGGTGACGCTTTACGCCACGACCCCCGAAGGGGTTTCGACCTCAGTAATACATTCGTGTCGATTTGTTTATAGTTGCTTTTTCTACTTTTTCTAAATGCGCACGTCTGTCAGCAAGGTTTTTGAGGTGAGTATCTCTATGATTTTTGTCTCTATAAATTAATCTACGAATTCCAATACCTGCTCCTCCCCAAATTCCAAACTCCTCTTCATTTTCAAGAGAGAAGTCTAAACAAGCTTCCACAATCGGGCATAATGCACAGACATCAACTGCTAACTGAAACGTTACTGAGTTGTATGCGTCTAAAAAGAACATGTCAGGATCGGCTGTTGCACAATTAGCATCTGTAGTATCAAACATGTTTACTCCTTTGTTGATGTGATCCATGCGACTAAATGATTGTAAGCGGCAAAATTACCTTGTGTCCACTCATCCATGTCGGACTCTTCAAAACCCCACATTTCCATGTCTTCACTCAGCCCTTGCAAACGCTTGTACACGTAGTCAAGGATTTCCTCTGCTGTTTTACTCATGCGGGCATCACCACCGTATCTGCTTCTCCTTCTTCAAAACATTCGCAGTCATCAAAGCTCTCGCCACAAGGGCAAGGCTCCCCACTGTTCATAGCTTCGTATTTAATCTCGGCTTCTAGTTCGCTGTCTGCTTCTACAAGCCAGGCGTCTCCTGAGAGCACTATCCATGTAGCCATTACTTGTTTTCCTGTTCTATTTTACGTAACAATGCAACGAGCCCCCAACACAATTGGTGGTCGCAGCTTCCTGTTTCTATGTGACCAAAGCAAATCTTATCATTGATCAGCTTAGTAATTCTAGCGCGTTCTTCTGCACGCACCAAATCGTCGTGAATCATCTCACGATGAACATCGGTAAATCCCAATTCATATAGCATTATCCGTCCTCATTTTCTGCATCGTATTCGTCATAAAAGTTGATCAACATTTCACCATCATCATCAAGTTGCATGTTGAGATTGAGATTAATGTTGCCGTCCTTGTCTTCCTTTACCATTACATCAGGGCACCACTGTGACACCATGGCCACGATTTCTTCTAACTTAACCATTTAGTTTCTCCTCCAGTTCATTAGTGAGTGTAGCAAGGTCTTCTGCCATATCCAAATTGGTATCGAGGGTACACCAGCGTTCCTCGACAATGTCCCAAGTATCATGGGGGAACATTACCCTCGACCCATCCTTGTCAACTTTAAACGCCTCTTCATCATGGTCGTATATAACTACAAAAAATGTCTTGCCTGAACTACTCAATTGTTTTCTCCTTTGATAAGTGCGATTGCTTTCTCGAGACCGTCCCATTCGTTTTGCTGGCTGGGCTCGACCTCACCGTCATCGTTTGGCAATCTGTCAAGCAAGTAATCACTCAACAGTTCAATAATCCGCTCACGCTCGTCCTGACGCCCAGAAACATAGTGTTCTCTGCGGATAATGTGTTCACTTTTTTCTTCCATGTTTGCTCCTTTATCTATTTGGGTTACTGTTAAGTACTGGTAGAGGGTCTACCACTACTCCTTTGATCGATATTGCAAAGTGTAGGTGCGCTCCAGTAGAGCTACCTGTACTGCCTACTTGACCAATAATTTGTCCTTGCTCTACATGGTCACCTACAGCAACTCGTACTGAACCATAAATCATATGGCCGTACATAGTAACTAACCCGTAACCATCGTCTATGTACACGTGCATGCCAAGTGAACCAGAATATTCTGCTTCTACTACCGTTCCTTTCATAACGGAGGGCACATACGCTCCATAACCAGGATTAAAGTCGACGCCTTGATGGAAAGAAGAACAACTGTTGCAAGGCTTAGCTCTAGTCCCATAACCATCAGAGATAGTTGATGGATCAAATGGGTATATCATTTCTGGTATATATATGCCTCTGCTTCTAGTTGCTTCAGGGTTAAAAGTAGAGTGTACTTTTAAGGCTTGGCTGTTTGTGTTGGTTGTGGTCTCAAACCATGGGCCTTTATTTGGTGGCGCAGGGGCAACGGCCGCTACAAAAACTAACATAGCGACCGTTGCCTTCCTGAGCGTATACACTATTTTCCTTTCAATCTTGCCAATGCTCGAGTAATAAACTGCCACGGAATAACCGCTGGTTCGCTTATGTCTATGTGAATTGGCTCTGTTTCTTTACGAGGAGAGTCTCCTGCAATTTTTTCCATTACTCTATTGCATTGGAATCCTTGAATGGTGTCAACACTGTGACCCCCATAAGTTTCCCAAACAATATTAATTGCACGCTGTCTTTCAGTGCTACGCACTCCCTTTTCGTTGTCGGCAATAGCCGCCAGCGAAAGGGCTTGTGCTTGCCATTGAGCAAGTACAGCAGGTGACGCTGTAGGAATTTGTTCTCGCAAGTCTTTAGCGACTTGTTCAAGAACAAACTCAAGACGATTAGTTTTGGCTTTAACGGAGCGCCAATTCCACTTCGTCATCTGCTCCTTCAAAAAGGCTTGCTGTTTCTTCGTCATCTAGAATCTCCACTGGATCGATGTGTTCTAACTTACATTCTGGGCAGGTCCACCCGTCTTCACGAGCGAACCCATTAGTTACGATGCCTTCAAAGCCGCATTCGCAACCTTGGTATCGAACATAATCAAATCGAATATGTGCCATTAGTTTTCCTTTTCTTGTTTTACTGCTTCGGTTACACGGTATTCATCTGAGTATAATACTTTCTTTACCTCTGTATAAGCAGGCAAGTTATACCCAGATTCTTCTGCTTTAGCTACTTCGATAGCATCCTCCTCACTATTAGCTATTACATACATTTTGGTAATTACTTCCACTGTGTATACAGTTTTGTACTTACCAGGGCAATCTTCGTACCAGTAATCTTCATCATCTTCGTACGAACAAGGGCACTCTTTATTTTGAGCCATGTAGTCAGCATGAGAACTAGGTATGTCCCAAGTATTCCAGTCAGTAATTACTTGGTTTTGAATTGTAAATTCACCGCCCCAACCTTGCTCCTCTTCATACCACACAGCAAATATCAGTTCGGGAAACATTTCAGACATAGCTCTCCAGATTGGGTCTGGTGGAGACCAGGCTGTGGTAAAACTGACATAAATAGTCGATACGTTATTAGTAAAAGCATGTACAGAACTAACAACCTCTACGTCACAAGCATCCCATTTAGTTTGCCAGTTATTAATGTTCCACGTATACCAATGGTTGGGGCTTATAGTATTGGCATGTTGTCCTCTTATGGCCCCATCACTTCCTATGTATTCTTCTTTATCTGTGCCTTCAGGCAAAGTAATAAAAGAATGGAAACTAAAGCCCCCATAATCTTCTTCCTGATAATACTCGGGTTTGATATTGATGTGGTCTTGGAACCTTAATAATTCTTCTGTAGGTCCTTTTATATTTATGGTGTTGCTTACCCAATTAGGCATGGTTTTACTCCTTTGCTATAAGTGTTTGTG